CTAATAATATTATTACTAGTGCTATACGCTTACTAGAACAGATTGATGAGTCTTACAGTCCTGAGCAAGCAGATAATCTTACACGAAAACTAATTAATGCTATTAAACTTCGTGATCCAGGCAAGTTTACTCGCACCGTGAGGAAAACGGATGAAAATTTATAAAATAACTAAACGTCAGCGATAATAATTATGATACTAAAAGAAGGTGGTAATGTATTTAAAAATTCTGACGGGCAAATACAGACACAACGTATTAATCAAATAGATGTTAAACCAACACTAGATTGGCTTGAACAAATGGTTGATCTTGATTTGCAAAATAATACTTTAGGATCAACTGGGCTTAAACCTACATCCGGTGATCTTGATGTAGCAGTTGATAGTAGTAAAATAACCCCCGAGCAGTTAATCGCCGAACTTACACAGTGGTGTAATAGTCATCAACTTAATCCTAGAGATTACGTTAAAAAAGGTGGCGGACAAATACATTTTAAAACACCTATTGCTGGTAATCCTGATAAAGGATATGTACAAACAGATTTTATGTTTATGAAAAATTTAGGAGTAGGTAAATTCTTTTTATCGGCCCCAGCGAATTCAGAGTATTCAGGTCGAGATCGACATATTATGTTTAATAGTATCGGCAAACCATTGGGATATAAAATTGTCCCTCGCGAAGGTCTTGTAAGTCGGGATAGTAACCAAGTAGTAGAAACTGATCCAGATAAAATTGCAAAACTTTTACTAGGCAAATCTGCCACCAAAGAAGATTTATATAGCGTAGAAACAATGGTACAGGCTTTACAAAATGACTCACAGCGAGATTTAAAGTTGGCCGATGCTAGAGCATTTTTTAATAAAGAAGGCGTACCATTTTTTGAAACTCGTGGCGAAAGCGATGTAAACTTTTTGGCAAGACTACGAGACCGCATTGTCAATCAAAAAATGACACAACTAATTGAAGATACCCAAATACAAGGCGGAAAAGCCAAAGGTATAGAGCACATAGAAGATTTAGTATTTAGGCGGGGTGCAGCCGGAATCAAAGATGCCTTGGCTGTAATTGACCACCTCAAAGATAATACTAAAACATCAACTTCAGTTAAATGGGACGGAAAACCTGCCGTTATATTTGGTCGCCAACCTGACGGTGCTTTTGTATTAACTGACGTATCTGGATTTACTGCTGTTGGATATAGAGGATTGTTTACTAGCCCTCGTCAACTAACACAGCAATTAGCACACCGTGATGCTGAAGCACGATCCAAAGGTAATCAAGCCACTCGAGTGGATGAGCTCGCACCAATTTATCAAAAATTATGGCCTATGTTAGAAGCAGCCACCCCAGAAAACTTTAAAGGATTTATTCAAGGAGATTTACTTTATACACAAACTCCTACTGAACAAACCGGGGCCTATGTTTTTAAACCCAACACTATAGCATACAGTATTCCTGCGGCTAGTGATTTGGGACGACAAATTGGAGAAAGTGAAGTGGGTATTGCCATTCATACCCAATATAAGGAACCAGGTGCGCCTAAACAAGCCATTGGAAAATTAAATTTAAATGCTGTTCCTGGGTTACTGTTAATTGAACCCATAAGACCTACAGAAAATGTAAGACCAAAAGATAGTGAAAAAATTAAACAATTAAAACAACTGATAAACATTCATGGTAACAGTATTAATACTTTGTTTGATCCATCAGAACTTAGAGCGTTAAAAATTACAGATTTGCCTAAACTTTGTGTTGATTATGTCAATAGTTTAGTTAAAAATGTCAATATTACCAACTTTGATCCTAATCAAATATTACCAGGATTTGGTAAATGGCTCCAACAAAAAGTTACTCCTAGCAAGTATAATAATATTGTGGAATATTTACAAAGCCCTCGTTCAAATATGAATGGTATCTCTGCGGCATTTACGGCTTTTGTATTGCTACATGATATTAAAACTGATTTATTACATCAACTTGATTTGCAACACCCTGGGCAAGAGGGTTGGGTAATAGCTATCCCAGGCGGAACTGTTAAATTTGTAAATAGATTTGATTTTAGCCGTGCCAATCGACAACAAAATAACCCCGCATAATTTACACCAAAGATGCCATTTTTAGTCTTTTGACTAAATACATGCAGGTCCGAAAGGGCCATATATATAAGGAGATTTAAAATGGCACAGATTCCATTAGTATCAGGTGGTTCACAACCAGTATTCGCTATTGACACACTCAATGGCCCACAATTAGCAGCAAACGCAACCTATGCCCCAGCCGGCGTACCAGTAATGATTCAAGGTCCAAAACTGGACTTTTTTGGTGTTGGTCTTGGCAATTCGGGTTTTAATCAAGCTGGTGTTAACGGCGCGATTCAACAAATTATCCAAGCTATTCAACAAACTTGTACCGTTGCTTTTTATCAAGTAGACAATACAAATAACGCAGTTGATTTTAGTTTGGCAGTTTACCCAACAGGTGCTTTTGGCAACATTGCTAACACACAAGCAGCTACAAACTTTGCCGCTACAATTACAGCATTAGGAAATATTTACAATCCTACAGCTGATACATATTGTAACGTTGCAGCTGCAACTGTAACAACAGTTGGTTTCCGTTTGGCTTCTACAGCAACTTCGGCCAGCTAATTTTAAAGGCAACTTTAAAATATCAGGAAAGCACCGCAAGGTGCTTTTTTGTTGACATTAGTTTACGTCCTTGCTAAAATGAGTTAAATACATCTATTATGACAGTTAGTAAGATTACCGAAGTTACCATTTTTGAATCTTTAGAAGGCGGCCGCACGGTTTATGCTCGGCATCCTGGTTCAAACATTAGGAAATTGCATTCACAAGATCCAGCTTTGGAAAAGGATTTAGCAGATTTACGGGAGCAAGAACGCTGGCAATTTATATTAGCCGCCAGAAAAGATAACCCGGTAATTAATGAATTGTGTGAGCAAGTCGAGATTTTATATGAATTGTCAAAAAACTCACAATGAAATTTTCATGTAAAACTTTTTTTGATATTACTGCCACTGGTATTACTGGGCACTACAAATCATCGCGAATACCATTTAAAGATAAAGCCGATCAATCTATTGAAAATGAAATATTATGGAATCGTTCTAGAAATCAACAGAGGAATTGGGAAACTATTACCCAACTATTATCTATGCGTACCCAAATATTTGATTTAACAATACCAAAAAAGATAAAAAACGTTTGGGAATTTGAGTTTGAAGTTGAGGCTGTAGGAGTTTTTGAATCACAAGACAACCCAGTGGGAATACTATTAATAGATGCTGATGGTGTTCCCATGCTTACGGGGTTGACTGAAAAGCAAGGAATTGGGCCTGTTCTTGTGCCAAAAGGCGAAAATCAAAACATCTGGTTTAGCAAATTATTATAAATAATGCAAAGAATTATAATAGAGGATTTAAAAATGATTGAAGCTACCGATATCGAAAAGAAAAGCCTTGAGGCTCATGTAGAACTCTGCGCAGAAAGATACAACGCACTAGAAAATAGATTAGACATATTAGACGAAAAAATTGAAGATAATAATTCTATGATTCGTGAAATTCGAGATATGGTCGTTGCAATGTCTTCTAAACGCAATGATCAAATTATTGCTTGGGGAACCGCATTAATAGGTGTTTTTGCTGGCACCACAGCTTGGTTAGTAATTCACTACGGTTTTAAATGAACTATACAGCCGAATTTAAACATATACTTCGCGAAGAATTTGGTACGCTAACAAATAATCTTATTTGGAAAAACGACAATGGCGATTATGAAGTATTTGATCACTATTTAATTGTCATTGAAAAAAAAGGCTACCGCGTATATTGTTCGGCCACTGACGTAGGACTTTTTAACAGCACTAAATCAGCTCTTAGTTGGTGTATTGCAGACAAATATAAACACTTTAATTTAGCAAGAGATATATTAACATTAGATAACAAATTAACTTCATTAATTAATGATATAGCAATTCGTGCTAATTTAGCAGACAGCAGTAAAAATCCTGTATTTCGCGAAACTATAGAAATCAAGCTAGAAACCAAGATTATACGCAAAAAACAAGTAGAACAGGAATTAACCAAATGTGTCAATTACGCTAAATACTGTCAACAACGAGGATTTAATAATGAAACTATTCGAACTGGCCGCCCAACAGCCGTCAAAAAAAGCCGCTAAGGTATTCGAGAGCTATTTCGGTGATAGCATCAATGTTGATGTAATTTCACCAAAACAAGCCCGTATAATGTTGAGTAAAATAAACAAACTAGTAAACGAGCATCGTCAAACTATAGAATTTCATCACAGTGAAAAGAATCCAACTTATCTTAAATTAATGATGATGGAACGTGTTTTATCCGCTAAAGTTAAAGAAACAGCCAGTGTTCCTGTTGGTGTAGCAGTAGGCGCTCCCGCCACGGCTGCCCAACAAAATGCACAAATTGCTCCGGTTAATCCTACAGTAGCAGCAGGAAATGCAGAAAAAGACCAACAACGTCAAGCACAAGTTAATAATATTTCTGATCCTAAATTAAAAGATGCTATGCAAAAAGCCACACAAGGTACTGGATCACCAGACGATCAAAAAATGATTGCTCAGGCTGCGCTTCAAACAACAAATGAATCTTTACGTCGACAATTATATAATATTCTTCGTGAATCAGAAGTACAGCAAGCACAAGTTATTCTTGCGGCACAGGATATGGTAGATAACATACAAAAAATGTTAGAAGAAGTTACAAGTATGCAATTTAAAGATTTGCCAGCACTAGTAGATCAAATTAAAAATCAAGTAGGTGTTGATCAAGCAATGCAATTTAATACAGATTCAACTAATGCTCTTTCTAGTTTAGTTCAAAGTATTCAAGGCACTAAACAACAAATGGATCAAGCACTTGGTGTTGTTACAGGTCAAGGAGCTCCCGTTGTACCAGGACAAGATCAAATGGCACCTCAATCGGCGCCTGCTCCCGATGTAGGAGCTCCGGCACCTGCTCCACAAGAACCAGAAGCCCCAGAAGCCCCAGAAGGTAGTGGTGCTAATTTAGGTCGTGCTAAGAGATAATGTTAATCTTTGAAGTAATAGATTCTGGTAAAGTTGATTCTACCAA